GAAGTAGCGATCAAATCATGTGCAACTGTAGAACAATTAATTGAGGTAATGAATTCTCAAGACTGGGGAAAGTAATTGGCAACTCAACGAGTTCAATTTGGTGAATGGTTACCTGACCAACCATCTGTTGCAGGACAAATGATAGATGTTAATAATGTCATTCCTCAGGCAGTTGGTTATGGTGCTATTGCAAGTGCTGTAGATTTATCTAACAGTGCAGGTGAGGATTTAACATCTGTATTTGCAGGTAAGTTTAATACAATCACACAGTTATTTGCAGGCGGTGATACCAAACTATTTCTATACGATGGTGCAACTAAAAACCTTAATAATGTATCTAAGTCAGGTGATTATTCAGGTTCAAGCATATGGAGATTTGCACAGTTTGGTAATGTGGTATTAGCAGTAAACAACACAAATAAAGTTCAATCATGGACTGTTGGTTCATCTAGTAACTTTGCAGATGTAGACACCAATGCACCTGTTGCTAAATTTATTACAGTAGTTCGTGACTTTGTAGTAACTGCTAACTTAGATGGTGGAACAAATCCTAACAAAGTTCAGTGGTCAGATATTAACGATGAGACTACATGGGTTTCAGGAACAACAAGTCAGTCTGATTACCAAATCCTGCCTGATGGGGGAAATATAGTTGGAGTATCTGGAGGAGAATTTGGTTTAGTGTTTTTAGAACGAGCAGTGGTTCGTATGTCCTATATCGGTAGTCCTTTATTCTTCCAGTTCGATACCATATCAAGAGGTTTGGGTTGTATGTCTACAGGTTCAGTAGCACAATACGGCAACATCTCATATTTCTTAGGTGACGATGGTTTCTACTCTTGTGATGGTAACTCTGTAAGAGGTATTGGCACAGAAAAAATAGACAGATATTTCTTTAAAAATGCTAACTTAAATCAGTTTGATTCTATCTCTAGTGCAGTCGACCCTATTAAAAACATTGTGGTATGGAACTATCCTAATGTGCAAGGTGGTCGTTCACTACTTATATACAATTGGCAATTAGACAAATGGTCTAAGTCAGACTCTACTACTGTAGACTATATTGCATCTCTAGCGACTTCAGGTATCACATTAGAAGGTTTAGATACATACGGCACAATAGACACTCTTACATCATCACTAGACTCAAGAGAATGGGTCGGTGGTAAGTTGCTCTTTGGTGGTGTAGACGGTGAAAAGATTGTGACATTCACTGGTGCTAACATGACTGCAACACTAACTACTGGTGACCTAGAAGTAGGATTTAACAGTTGTGCTAACTTAGTAAGACCACAAATACAAGATGGTTCATCTACAGTTAAAATAGCATCACGCAAAGAACTAGACGATATTATTACATTCGGTGCATCTGTAACGACTTCATCAGAAGGGCGAGCAGGTGTTAGAAGTTTTGGCAGATACCATCGTGTTCAGGTCACACCAAATGGTAACTGGACAAACGCAATAGGAGTGGATGTAGACATCGTTCAACGAGGAATACGCTAATGGCACATGGTCGTTCTATGTATCGCAAACTGCCATTTCAAGGTGGTGACCCAAGACAAGTTGCTGAGGTTGTTAATAACTTAGTAGAGGGCAAGTCTAATAACACTGGTCATATAGATTTAAATACAAGTTGGGCAACGACTACAACTTTGTATGATGAAAGAATCGGTTTTGATTCTGTTATCTTACTTGCACCATTAAATGATAGTGCAGAAACAGATACATTGCCATACGGTGAGTTTAGTAAAAACACAGACCAGTTAGCACCAAGGTCAGGCAACTATATCACATTTTGCTAATAACACATCAAACAAGACATATGGGTATGTTATTATAGGGTAATGGATACTAATTTATTTATAGTCCCTACTAATCATGTCCATCAATTTTGGAATTTAGCAGAATCACACTTACAAAAAGCAATTGATACAGGCAATGGTGAGTTTACTATTGACCAATTACGTCAATTTGTTTCACAAGGCAATTCGACACTTTTATTAGTTATGAATGATAAAGTTTGTGAATGTGCCTTTACAGTCCAATGGGTAAATTATCCTAATGATCGTGTTGCTTATATTACTTACATAGGTGGCATAACTAATAAAAAATGTTGGGATCAATTTCTTACATGGGTAAAAAACAATGGTGGAACTAAGGTTCAAGGTTCTACTGCTAAACAAAGCATCGTCAGATTATGGCGAAAAAAATTCGGATTAGAACCTAAATATACGTTAATGGAGTTAAAATTATGATACATGATTATTTCCCAGAGTTAGATGGTAACCAGTCCATTGACAATGGAAAAATGGGTAGACAATTATTTAAAGGTGGTGGAGGTGGTGGTTCGTCTACAACCACACAACAGCAACAATTAGATCCTACTGTTAGACCGTTTGTCGAGTATGGACTTCAAGAATCAAAGCAGTTATATCAATCAGACACTCCACAGTATTACCCATATCAAACATACGTATCACCATCTGCTCAAACACAATCTGCGTTACAAGCAACTCAAAATAGAGCGTTGGCAGGTTCTCCATTAGTGACTGGCGCACAACAGCAACTTGCTAATACTATTTCTGGCGCTAACTTAGGTATGAACCCATATTTAGCGCAAGCATTAGCAGGAACAGCAGGTGTTGCTACACAGCAATTTTATGATGCATTGCAGGGCATTCAGTCTCAAGCATCTTCTGCTGGTCGTTATGGTTCTGGTGCTATGTCAGATTTACAATCTCGTGCATCTACAAATTTAGCAAAAGAATTAACTAATCGTGCTGGTGAGTTGGCATATCAAAACTATGCTAATGAACGTGCAATTCAAGAGCAAGCGTTACGAGATGCTCCTGCACTTGCTCAGGCAGACTACCAAGATATTCAACAATTAATGAACGTGGGTCAAGCAACTGAATCATATCAGCAAAAAGCACTAGAGTCAGATATTGCAAGATACGAGTTCGAGCAAAACCTACCTTATAGTAAACTACAGACATACTTATCTTCAGCGTATGGTGCGCCTATGGGATCGGTATCTACATCTGAATCTTCAGGAGGTGGTAAATAATGTTTGAACAATTTTTTGCAAACTTAGGTATTAATTTATTACAGGGAAAAGATCCATTAACGGCAACTAAAGATGCTGGTATATCTACTGCTACTGGTAATATGTTTGGCAAAGCATTTGACTCATTTAAAGTAGGTAGTGAAGTTGCTAATCAAGGTGTTCAGAATGCTGAATTTGTATCACCACTGCTAACTGACTCTGCTGGAACAGCAACTACAGCAATAAACCCAACAGGATATATGGGAAATACAAGCATGATGCAAAGCAATTTAGGTCGAGTTGGTGAGTTAACACCTCCTCCAATAAACCCAGACATGACTGCAAGATCTATGTATCCATTTCAACAAAATCCAGCGTATAGTCAACCACCAGTAGATGTTGCTGATTTAGGTGCTTATGATATATCGCAAATAAATAACACACAGTTTCCTGACTATACAGCACAAGCAGGAACTTCTGATTTATACACTGGTGGCGGTGCAGATCAACCTCCATCTCTTTTATCAAAAGTTTATGACAAAGGTGCTGATATGGTCAGCAACATCGATGCTGGTGATGTAGCAACTGGTGGTTTGTTGTATATGAATAAGTTGGAAAAAGATCAGCAATATAAAGATTATATGAATGCACAGCGTATGGGTATGATGAAGGGTGGAATATCTCGCAATCCAGATAAACCAACTCCAGCACAAATATTAAAAGTAAAGGTGACATAAATGGTAGATTTTACAAAACTATTTCAAGACGTATTACCTCCTGACCCTAATCAACCAAATGTAAATACGGTGCAAACTCAACCTACACCTGATACTGGTTTGTTGCAAAAAATTGGTTTGGATAATATTAATCCATTTTTTACTCGCAGAGATCCATTTTTAACTTCTATTATAGGTAAAGAAGGTGCTGAGCGTGTATTAGGTCAAGGCACAGGAACTGGTATAGTTACTACTGGATTAACATATGGTTTAACTGGCGATCCATTTAAATCTTATCTTGCAGGTATGGAAGGTTCACAAAAGTCTGTAGATAAGCGAAGACAGTCTATCTTTGACATGATTAAATACAGCAAAGATATGAAAGAGTTGGAGTTGATGGATTACAACGCATTACCAGAACCATACAAAATCTTTGGTGCTATGAAACAAGATCCTGCTTTTGCTAAATATCAGTTTGCTAAAGATATGTTTACAAACGATATTAAAGAATTTGAATACGCACAAAATGCAGATGGATTTATTGATTTCTTGAAAGAAATGGCACAAGCAAAACGTCCACAATACACAACAACTATTGGTATTGCTAATAAGAACGCTAGTGATGCAATGTTTAAAGATGTTCAAGGTGTTCGTGATGGTGGTAATAAAGCAGTTGCTGGTATGAAGTCTGTTAAGCGTATGCAAGACATTCTTAATAGTGGTTTAGAAACTGGTTTAGGAAAAGAAATTGCCCTTAACATATCGCAACCATTAAAATTAATTTTAGGTGATAAATTTAATGCTGATGAGTTATCTAAACTAGAAGACTTTAAAGCGATATCAAACTTAGTTGTTTTACCACAGGTTAAACAGTTAGGTTTCAACCCAACTAACGTTGACTTAGCATTTATTGTTCAGTCATCACCACAGTTAAAAAATACTAAACAAGGTAACTTACTCATGCTAAAAGCATTAGAAGAAGATTACACTCGACAAGAAATGTTGGCATTACAAATGGATGAGTGGGTTATCGCAAATGCAGAGTCAATGACTAACGATCCTATTGTTGCTGGTGCAAAATATAACCAATATAGAAATAAAGTAGCAAAAGAAATTATGGATTCAAGAGCAAAATATACTGATCTGTTAATGCAAGAGCAAAAACAAATTATTGCTAATACGGCAGTTGATACAACTGAACAAACAAAAACAGAAAGTAAATTTTTTAAGTAAGGATAAATAATGGGTTTATTTGATATAGATCAAGAATTAGGTGGTGATGTTATTATTCCACAAGAGGATATGACACAACTTATATCTGGTGGAGTAGAAGTAAAACCAGAAGGAGTAGAATCAAAACCAACTGGTTTTGTTGATCGAACTCTAACAGAAATGGGTATACCTACAGGCAGTGGTATGACAACTGGTCAAATAGATGTACCTAAACAACCATCTATTATTATTAGAGATCTTGGATCTGCATTACTGCAATTAGATGATCAAGGTAAATTGAAAGATCAAGGTAAACGAGTATTAGA